GCAGACTGTTCCCACCTTCTCCTTGATACAACAAAACTAATCTCATCAGTTATTCTTAAACCAAACTTACTTACAAACTCAGCACCTGCACCAAATCCCTCAACATTCACAAGAAACATCTCAATCATATAACTCTGACTGAATTCAGATTGTATGACTTCTCCAAGAGACTTATCCTTTAGATGTACTCTAGGAATATAAAACACATCAGATCCAAACAACTTGATTTGTTCATCAACCAAGTCCTGTACAAGATTCTGTTCGGTGGCAACACCACCATGCTGAGGAAAATATACTTTTTTCATCCGATCATGTCAAATGGTGGTAATTCGTATGTAGTTGTTGACATCTCTTCAATCTCAGCAATTTCTTTCTGAGCATCTTCAAAGATCTCTCTTCCATTAATGGCAACTCCACCAGGAAGTTGGATACCATTAAACTTAATTAAGTTCTGACCCCACTGTCTTTTTATTAAAGCAGTAGTATATTTCTTTAAGAAGACATCACTATAAACTTGAGTATATGTTTCAGGATCTAATGCTCTATGACACTCAACAATAATATGAATATCTTCATCTAACATATCTTCTCCTAGATCAAGATATAATCTATCTTGTCTCATATTGAATCTAAATTGAACAAATGAACCATTGTTCAATACCATATCCATAGTTTCCATCCAAGTCTTAACCATATAATAGTTAAGGAAGTCAAGAGAACCTACAGCATATAAGTCATTCAAGAAGATCTGATACTCAATACCAAATAGGTTGTTCCTAACAGCATTACTAGCAACACCAAACACCTTAGATACACCAACTACGTCAGCAGGAAGATCAAGATATTTTTCTCTGACTTTCCATTCTGTAGTATTAGGAGCAGTACCTATAGTTGTTACAGTATCTGTCCCTTCAAATCTTGTCTCATCAGCAGCAGTAACTTTATGCTTCATATATGAAAGTTCAACACCATCGTAATGACGCATACGATAATACTGAAGAGCATCATCAATTGAGTCCTCAATCTGATCGTCATCTACGTTGATCTCTAGGACTGGGAATCCCAACTTTCTTAAACAATAGTCTTTCAGTTGTTCTCTACTGGCAGGTTCAGCCATACCTATTATACCTACTATTTTCCTGTAGGTATTTAGTCAATTATAATATCATCATGGTATACCGATGCAAATTGCTCATCTGGACTCCAACTGATTGGATGTGTCCATGATGCTAATGTGTATTTTGTTCCACCAATTAAAGGATATGCTTCGTGAGGATGAGTAACTTGAGATGGCCAAAGAAAACACCATCCTTTAGGTATATCTTTATTACTCCATCCCTGACGTGGAAAATGTAATTCAGCACCTTCAAAATTAGTATTTAATTTTACATTCATAGTAAATCCACTTGTATCATTATGAAGATTAACATTTTGTCCAGTTTTATCATACTTAATAATAAATGGAGAATACCAAGCATTAATACCTGAGACAATAAAATTCTTACGTATTAATGGAAGAACGAATTTTTTATAATGTCCACAAAAATCTTCAAATAATATTTGACTGATATGACACATATGTAAAACATTCCACGGTGCTGTATCATTAGTTTCACCATCATTTCCATACTTAATATGTTCAATGAATCTACCATCAAAATACTTTGCTGTATCAACTAAGTAATCACAAAATTCCTCAGTATAAAAAGGAGTTATTATTATGTCCTTATATATTTCAACCTTTTTACCACACTCAGGATGTATGGCTTTCATATAATCTCTTATCATTTAAAAAATGTTCCGTGGTCTATAAAAACATTGGTTGCAATACAAATACGATCTTCCTTTGAAGAATGTGGTGTCGTACTATGTGCTAACCATCCTGGAAATATAGATCCAGATCCTTCTATCGGTTTTGATGTTATTTCTGACATCAAATTTCTATCATAATGACATGCTGGTCTAGGATCATGATATTCAAGTATCCCTTCTCCTCTTTTCAAATCACTTGGTACTTTGCAATAATATACAGATGATAAATCAGCTCCAGGATGTACATGATATCTAGAATAAGATCCCGTGCCGTATATCATAGACCAAGAAGACATTTTTGTATGTTCTCCTAATTTATTTGTAGTAACACGAGAAATATAATCTAATACTACTTCACTAATTTTTTTATAAAACTCTTTTATGAAAGGATTATCACGTTTTAATAAATCATCTGGAGTATGATATCCATTATATCCTGTCATAGATCTCCCTAGAGATTTTTCTTTATCTCTAATATCATACAGTAATTCAACCAATCCTTGATTTAGATACTTGTAATTTTCAAATTCAAAAGATCCTATTGGAGTAGGATAAGCATCAATTATTTCCATTTAATAATTATAGCATAAAAAAAGAGGAGTAACAACTCCTCTCTTATTTATTTTAGTTTCAACCAACAGGATCAGTTGGCCACGTTATATTAAACGGATCCGCTGTGTTTGCTGGTAAATCTCGCAATGCTTGACGATATGTTTTTATATCATCAGGCATTGTTACATCAGAATTTGCATAGAAATCTGTTCTAGATAAAAGATAATTTCTATTCTTTCTCAATTCTACATAACCTCTATCCTTTGCATCTTGTAATTCCGAAGCGGATAGTGTTTTAGCAGCTAGTTTCCATGCATTACTCCAAAGACCAGTAGCAATTTCTACATCTGTATCTTCTACATATTCCTTCGTAAAATTAAATGATTCTGGTTTAGGAATATTATTAAATTGAACATAACCAGCACTTACTAATGCAGCAGGATCATTTAAATCAACTCCTCCTCCAAGAATTTGTTTTAAGTTATCCTGAACAATTAATCCTCCAGTAGGACTACCACTATCTAATTTTTTGTATGTAATTTGTGACATTATATTACCCTCTTAGATCTTTGCTGCTGCATTAGGAAAGCTTCTTCCTGCTCCCCATATGATTCTCACTGCACCATTTCCACCACTACCTTGAGTTCCACTTGATTGAGAACCACCGTGTCCTCCACCATAATTTCCACCAGATCCACCATGTAAGTCACTATTACCATTACTGCCATCTTCACCATCAGATCCACCAGATCCACCAGATCCACCAACTTTGTTTTGAGGTTGTCCTTGACCTCCACCACCATTAGTACCTTCACCGTAGAGACCTACGCCGCCGCCACCGCCGCCGCCAGATTCGGATTGACCGCCTTTACCACCGCCGCCGCCAGCACCGCCGCTTCCACTATTACCAGCAACAGCGTTACTACCATCACCACTTGTAGCAGCACCACTACCACCATTTCCATTATAACCACCAGCACCGCCGCCACCTGGTCCACCCCAGTTACTTTGATCTTGACCGCCAGCACCACCGCTTCCACCAGCATTATATGTTCCACCAGGAGATCCACCGCCACCAGGAGATCCACCAGTTCCACCATCTGATCCTCCACCGCCGCCACCATTAGCAGTAGTTGCAGTACCACCATAAGAGAATGTTGATGCTCCACCAGAGTTACCTTGCTGACCACTATGGTTTCCAGGTGCTCCAACAGTAATAGATGCAGATTGTCCTGGTGTTACTGAAATACTATTTCTATATGCTAAAGCACCGCCACCAGCAGCTTGTCCAGAGTTACCAATACCTGCTTTACCTCCAGCACCAACAACTACAACAGAACACGATGTTACATTACCTGGTACATTCCAAGTATAACTTCCTGGTGTTGTAAATTCTTGATTACCACTAGGTGTCACAGATTGGTCTGTAGTTTCACTTTCAATTTGAGGAATCCATCCTTTAGTTGCATCAACATAGATTAATGTTATACACACTCCAGCTTTCTCATAATATGCATTTTGAGTACCGCCTTGGATCTTTAATCCATTGCGAGCAACGATAAAGGAATTTCCTCCCCACGTTCTTGCATAATCTTGAAAAACTATAGTGTCTCCTGAAGCAGCTGAAGCTGGCATCGTGGCAGTTATAGAACCACCAGTAGTATCTACAGGATATGCTCTAGAAGCTTCTGCTGTAAAACTCGCCGTTTTAACTGATTGCCACTCAACATATCCAGCTGGTTGGAATTGTGATAAATTTGACATCGTGAACTTTCTTCCTCTTTATGAATTTATTTATAAAATTAATGTAAATTTACATTAGGCTGAGTTGCTTCCAACCATGTGTAGCACCTGTAAATACAAGTGTAAATCCAGCATGATTAGTATTAACCGTTAAATCTGATGCGATATTAAATATATCCTGACCATTTCTATTAACGGTTAAGTTATTAGTACCAAATGATCCAGTCATATCCAAGAATGTAACTTGATCACCACCATTAGGTGATGCTGGAAGTGTAATTGTAACAGCACCACCAGAAGTATCTACAAATATTCTATCGCCATTGACAGCAGTATAAGCACTAGACTTAGTTACCCAAGGGTTACCACCACCCAATCCACTCCATACAGATCCATTATATCCTTCAAACATGGTGAGATCACTATTGAATCTCAACATACCAGTAGAAGGTGATCCACTTCTCTGTGCAGTTGTACCAACATGTAGTTTCAACTGTCCAGTACCAGTGAACTGACCATTACCACTACAGGTAAATCCAGTTAAAGTACCAAGACTTGTTAGTGAAGAAGCAGTAACTCCTGCACCCAATGTGTTGTTAGATAGAACTGAATTGCCAGCAATTTGCAAGTCACCAGATGTTACATTTATTGTTTGATTGAAATCAAATGAGTTAGTGGAATTAATCCACAACATTGTCTTGTCGCTATCACCTTTAATTGTAATACCTGCTCCATTGGCAGTAACATCTGTAGGTGATGCTACCTTAGCAATTTCAATATTTTTATCAGTTACACTAAGTGTAGTAGAATTCACTGTGGTAGTAGTACCATTGACTGTGAGGTTACCTCCAATCGTAAAGTTACCATCAACACCAGTAAATCCATCAACGTATGTCTTAACAGCTTTCTGTGTTGGAACTTTAGTATCACTGTTCTGTGATAGTGTTCCATCTGTTGAGAACTCATCAATTGTTGCACCTAACTGAGCACCAATAGCACCCAATCTCAATGTATCAAGACCAGTTAAGTCAAAGGCATTAGCATTCAATGTTGCCTTACCAGTTGACTGTTCAACCTTGAAGAAGTTACCAACCGCAAAGTTACCATCTTGGTCAGTAGAAACGTAGTAAACACGACCTGGACGATCTTCATCAATTTCCTGTGAAGGAACATTCTGTTGTGATGGAAGTCCTGGCCAGTTTGTTTGTGTTCTGTTTCCAGTACCAACGTCTAGGAAGTCGTGTGCAGTTAAACGTACTTGTGAATATCCGTAACGAATCTTGAATGATTGTCCATCACCAGCAGCAATTACTTTCTCATCAGATAAAGTTGCAACAACAATACCTGTGCTATCTGTAGAAACAGCAGTGATCTTCATGATCTCATTGTCAATCTTGATGTAATCATTAACACCAAAACTTACGTTTGATACTTTAACACGAACATATGCTTGTCCAACTTGAGTATCCTCAATTGTCTCGTCTTGTGTAGCAGACTTAGTACCAAGTATTGTTATACTGTCTCCAGATGTATGTGCAGCAGCAGTTGTACCTTCTTGAGCACGTTCAACAGAAACGGTATCTGCATCAACGAATGATGCAACCTTAAATAACTCATTTCCAATGATCAGATAACCATTAACAACCATGTTGGTAACAGCATTAACATCCATATTGAATGGAGATGATGCACCAGCACTAATGTTGTTCTGTAATGTTGCACCAGCAGCATTGGTATCCCAATAAGCAATTGCTGAAACACCATCATGAGCAGCAGCAGTAGAACCTAGTTGTGCTCTGTCTACACTAAGATTACCTCTTCCATCAGGAGCAGAGTAACTTGCTTTCTGAATAACATATGAACTAGTGTCATTATTAGATCCATTATCAACGAATTCAATAGAACCACCTGGATCTGGAGCAGCTGCTAATCCTTCAAGGATACTAACAAATCCTTTAGCACCAGTTACTGCATTAGAAGACTCAAGTGTGATTGTTGCACCAGATGTAGCACCTGTAACAACTTCACCATTTTGGAATGTACCCTTGATAGGTAAGTAGTACATCCGATTGATAGCATCTGACTGATCACTTCTTAGTTCACCAATAGCACCAGATGTTCCACCTGTAATTCTTTCAGAGGCAGTATTGAATGTACCACTCTTAGAACCAGCAGGATTGGTTGTTAACATTAAACCTTCAATCTTACCATCCTTGGTAACCTCAGCAGTATCAAATCCTCTTGATAAGCAACCATACTTACCATAAGAAGAGTTACCTGATACAGCACGTATCTTAGCACCACCAGTGGAGCAATATGAAATGTGATGATAATAAGTAAAGGATGATACAGCCTCAATAGCTGACGTACCCTTACAATAGAATCCCACACCGCCCTCTAGAACCTGCGTAAAGGCATCAAAACATGCTGACTTGAAGGATGGGGTAGGAGACCCATCAAAGTGCTTGTGAGCGTTTCCATCAATGTATGCACCAACTGCTGCTCCACCGATACAAGAACAGTTTTGAACGTAAGGTGATTTTTGAATTGCTGAGGCAGGATCAAGTTTTAAATAAACACCCTTAATAGTTGATCCATCAATATCTTTATCATTACCTCCATTAGCAGCAAATCCAGTCATCCCCTCCATTACGAGGTCTCTAACGATTGTATGAGTTGCCAAGTAGAACATGGTTGACTCATTGTTAGCAATTGCAGTTGCACTATTAATTGTTATCTCTGGAGTATTGCTAGTAGCATGAGACATATTACCATTAGCAGATGCTGTAGTAACAATTGCTGTCAAAGTTGTAGCAGTACTTGTAACCTGAGCACACTTAGGTGAAGCAGTATCTGCTGTTCCACTATATGCAGTTGGTGTTAAATTATTACCTGTAGAAGGTGTAATAGTCTCTGCCTTGAATAACTTAATAGCATTATCTCTAACATTATTCAATAACCACTGATCTTGTGCAGCAGTTCCTGTAATAGGAGTACCATTAATTAAAGCATTTGCATAAGCATAAACTTTATTGTTAGCACCATGCTTTATGTTATAAGCAAGTTCTTCAGCAAATGAACTTAACCGAGACTCAACTGTTGCATTAACACCACCTGGATTAGTAGAGTTTGCTACAACATATGCATACCATGCTTCCTTAGCAAGGAATGCTTTGTTGGATGTGATTAAATCAGCACCATCTGCATGTTTATTATCTACAATATCAACATACTTGTCGCTATTAGTCCATGATCCACCACTTACATTCTGAATTGTGACATTATTTGATAGATTAGAATCAAGAACTTTAGCAGTTTTTGTTCCAGCAGAGTTTGAAATTGTCTCACCCAATTTAATGGAAGTTAAATTAGATGCAAGAACAAGATCTTGCTCACTTGAATTACCAGACTTAGGCTTGATAATTGTGTTTCTTATGTTATCACCAAGTACTGTTACAAAATTTGGAATATGAATTGGAAGTGTCTCTTCATAAACACCTGACTTCACATAAATTGTAATTGGATTTGTTGCTGATGGAGAAGAATTAGCAGAAACATAATCAGTAGCATATCTTATGGAAGCAAATGCTCTTGAGATTTGATCTCCACCATTAGCATCATTACCAGCTGTATCAACATAGAAAACTTGATCTGATACATTATTCTTTTCCCATCTTGGAAGAAGCGGTGAACCACCAACTGTCAAAATTTGACCACTAGCAGCTGCTTGTTCAGCAGCAGTACCAGTTGATCCAGTTGGAAGTCCAATTCTGTTAATACCAGAAGCAGATTGATAAAGTAAGTCACCCTGTGTGGTCAAAACTTGAGCAGCAGATCCACCCTGAGCAACATAATTCCAGTAGTTTCCTGAAGGATCATTCGCTGGAGATTTTGAAGTACCGTCTACATCATTAGCAATACAAACATAAGTATTACTATTTGCTGTAACACAATCACCTTTCTGATATGTTGTTCCAGATGCCCAGTTTCCTTTCCACTCAAAACCTTTTGCTAAAATATTCCAATAAGTTGTATCGTGTGGCTTATTACCAGTACTATTTAATTTACACTCATAAGAATAACCACCAAACCTAACAACATCACCTGGAGCATATGCTGTAGAAGCAGCGTATTCACCTTGGTTTTTAAAACCAGTTGTTAATACATCCCAATTGGTTGCGTCATTATTTGGTGTAGTTGCTATAGTATGATCAGTTTTAGCAGTATATGTATAACCACCATAGTTTACAATATCACCCTTTTGATATGCAGTATTTGCAACCCAAGTACTTTCAAACTTAAGACCCTCAACGTAGGTAGAGAAATTAGAAGCTACAAAATTTGCAGCAGATGTATGTGCAGTGGTAGTACGATATTGGTTATTACCATATTTGACTACATCATTTAACTTATACCAAGTACTCGCTTCCCAAGCCCCAACTGTTTTTATACCTTCAGTATGAAGTGACCACTTAGCATTATCAGTAGAATAAAATAAATTCTCATTTGCTGCTGATGTGTGGTTAGTTGTACAAACATAAGTGTTCGCACCGTATTTGACTATATCGTCAATGACATAAGCAGTGGAGGCAGCCCATGCTCCTCTCCAATTAAACTTAAGTCTGCCGAGTCTAAAATCTGCCATTTGTAAAATTCCTACTTAGGTCCGTTGGTTGTGTGATCATATGTTTTATTTAGTCTTGCGACTAAGTAACCATCATCATCAATAAAATAAGTCAAATTCCTGAA